TCGACATTTAGTATATCCCCCTGTTTCCTGATAACAATAAAGGTACATACCGGGGTTTAGTTAAAGAATATAATGTCTGCACTTGTGCTGCGGTTAATGCAGAACTAAAATATAATACTTCCCCAATATTACCATGAAACCCACTTGGTGATGATTCAATCTTTCCAATTGTTACATTACCAGAGGAATAAGTAATACTCATTGTATTACTTCCAATATTATTACCATTAATATATAAATAACATATTCCATTATTTGTGAACGTGCATGTCACCATATACCAATTATTCAGTGAAATAGAAGTAATTGATTCTGAAATGCTATAACCTGTGGATGCTGTTTGTGTTGTAAATACAAGACGACTTATTTTATCATAGTCTCCATAAAAAAAAGCATAATCATTATAGGATCCATATATTTGGCATGACAATATTGATTGATACGCATATCCAAATTGATTTAAATTAATCCATGCAACAATTGTGAATGTATTGGTTTTTAGTGCTGATATATTACCAATTGTTATATAATTAGCCCCATTAAACACCATTGAATTGTTTACTAATCCAAATCTATCAGTTCCGGTTTTAGTTGCTCCGGTAACTACCCCATCATATCCTCCAATAACGTCAACCAACTTTCCATTAGAACTAAGTTGACCCGGGTAATAGGCAATACAGTTCTTAAAGAATTCCTGGTAATCTTTATAAAAAGTTAGAGTCATGACAACCTCCAATAATCATACGGACCAGGAATTAGTCCTCGTCCGGTAACCGGATGAGTTAACGCCATTAACTCTTTAATTTCAGGTAAAGTAAGTGCCCAACCTTTCCAGATTATGAGATCCTTGATGTTCCCATTATGATTATATATATTATATGTTTTTCCAATATATAAAGGAGAATTCATATTAGTTACATCTCTCCATTCTTGTAAAGTTGTTACAGTCTGTGAAATTGTATTGATATAAATTAAACACGATGTTTCTTTGCGTACAATTACAATATAATACCAAATTCCTATTGTAGGTGTAAATGAACAATAATAATCAAAACTATAGTTATTATTTGATAACAGTCCAATTAATTCAATACGTGAAGTTGCAGATAAATAACCATATAAACTAACACAACGTTGTCCTGTTTCATATTGTGATAATACTGCCCCATTAGTTAAACTATCTAATTTAATCCAAAAACCTATTGTAAAATCATTTTCATATAAATTCCATATATCTGTATCACTCAATGAAATATAATTCGTAGACCCGTCAAAAACCAGAACTTTCTGGTTGTTACCTAAATCTACTTTTCTAAACGTCCCGAAATTAGTAACCGTGCACCCTGCAGGAATAATCGGGAACTCGTCGAAATCGTTGTATGGAGAGTCCAGAAAGATCTGACCCACTCCATCCATATGTAATAGCAATTTGGTATAATCATCAGGAACAAATCGTTCAGTTGATGGTATGTAATCAGTTGTATATCGTGCAATGCCCCTGGATATTCTAACTTCTGACACATATCCTTTTATATATCTATTTGGATATCCATTATCTGCATTATATGTAAAATCTCCAGATATACATACAATACTATTAGATTTAGCAACCATTGATACCGATGTTGTAATTGTCGCTTTTGATATCCCATCAATATACAGTGTATGCACATTTCCATATCTAACCCATGCAACTGTATGCTCTATATCATCATTATAACCCCCGGAAGAACTCGTTAATAACATACTTGTAATATTATAGTCATCCCAATGAACCGTAATATATCCAACACTATTCTCATTTATTGATATGGCCCATGTTCCATACGATCCCCACCCATTTGCAGACATATTACTAATAATTTCACCAATTGTTGTAAAAGTAGATGGAATTCTAAATCTACATTCAATTGTAAAATTATCAGATCCAAATCCAAATTCATTTGTAGAATTTGTTAATTGTATAGACGAATGTAATGTTCCATCAAAATAAGCCAATCCTCCGTCCTTAACCCGGGGAGCAATCTGATATACATTACCATATTTGGTAATCGTATGGTTATATGAACTGGAATCCGTGATTGTGCTGCTATTAGTGTCAAAATGCAATAACAACTTAGTATGAGTATCAGGTTCAAATTTACATTTCGGCGGTATAAACGTGCCACTATATCGGGCAATATCTGATATTCTAACTTCACTTACAGACCCATTAAACCAATATTTATTATCATTTGACATTCCAAGATAAATATTTCCAGAAGGAGTTCCTACAGACGCAGTATCAGTTACAGATTTAATTGGAATCCCATTCAAAAATAATGTAAATGTATTTCCAATTCGTTCATATACAATATGATTTTTTGCTCCATATACTAAAGCAATTCCAGTACTCCCAATAAATCCCACTGGAGTTCCCGAATTAGTAACTTGAACTTCTAGGTATCTTGAAGAATACGGAGTATAATGCAATTCAAACGTATTTGATGCCAATATATTACATTGAATACTATCCGGAACTGAAGTTATATTTATCCAAATCTCAAAAGTAAAATCTCCAGTCCCAAATACAATATCATTCGGAATAGATATATAATCTCCATTACCGTCTAACACTAGAAGACCAGCACCAGGGAACGGCAATATTTGAGTCACATTTCCATTAGCAGTTATAGATTTGGCTGCATTAACCACTAAAGAATGCATTCCTCGAAACCATAGAACTGCTTTATCAAAAAGTGAAGGATATTTTCCTACCATTTTAGATCACCATCCAAATCATACCGGAGTAACCAATAACTGAACTAACAAATCAGCACAGCCAACGTCAGCCTGGTTAACTCTAAACTCTATCCTATCCCCTGCTGCAAGCGTTATACGAGCAGAATCAAGAGCAGCATACCCCCGGTATCCTCCGTTAACCGGAGCCGTGGTATTTGTAATCTGCATCGGGGTATCCGACGTAAATATACTGTCAGTCTCAGCAACTCCGTTCTTCATAATCTGAACTTTACATATCCCTCCAGTATCTGTAGGAACGACGTTAAGTCCCATAACGCAACTTGCAACGGTGCATGCTTCTAAAACGTCCCAGTATAACAAATGCCCGGCGTCTACCGCTCCTTCCATCGCCCGGGCTATTGGATACCGGCCACCAGTTCCGGATCCGCTACCCATCTTCTTCCTGGTGGTTCCATTTGTAATATAGAAGTCAGTTCCATCATTTTCTATGGTTCCATCCAGAAGCCCTGCAGCCACAGCACTTGCCGGGAATAACGCAGAGGCCCGTATCCGGATAGGTGCCATTGTAAGAGGTAACGCACCTTTATTTGCATTTAATGTAGATGCACCACCAACTCCTGTCGACCCGTAAACAATTCCCATAAACGTAAGCAGTCCGGCACCGTCTACAGCCGGACTTGCATTCGTTATAACAATCTCGTTTAACAGAGTTGTCATTCCACTGGAATTCGTTGTAACGGCTGCAGCACCTACAGATGTCCGAGTAACTAACGCACTCGTATACGCTGCTGTCCCGGACACTACTGCCCGTCCATAGACCTGGTCAGAGGTATGAGTAAACGATAATGCTCCTCCCAGAGACAGACAAACATTTGCAGGATTATTCAGTCTAAACGAAAACCTATTCGCAATAATACTCCCGGCTGCTCCGGTCGTTGCGTAGATACAACATGCAGAAGCACCTGAGGTTCCTACATTAGAAGTTCCGTCTTCTAAATAGATTTTTGACCCAGAGTTAGTGTTCTGCCAGAGTATCGCATGACCAGTCCCGGAATTTACTGACGACCCTCCAAGTATCTGCAAATTAAACTGACCGGACCCCGTAGTCGTAATCGTGTTGCCAGTAGAAGACTGCAAGATTATACCGTCTACTATTACCGTTCCGGAGAATCCTACTGTGTGGTTACCTGTTGCATACGTACTGAACTTTGCCGGGCTTGTAAGATAAACACCGGCCTTAAACGTTATATCTTCAGTATACGTTCCTGGCATTATGATAATCGTAGTCCCAGAACTTGATGCGGATATTGCAGCACTTATCGTCAGATACGGTTTACTTGCCGACCCGTCTGCAGTCGTGTCGTTTCCGTTCTTCGATACATATGCATAATTCGTAAATCCAAGCGTAGAAATATACGAAGATACATCCAAAGACCAGACCCCATTCGAGGCTCTCTGTAAATGTCCATACCCAGATAATGCTGCAATAGCAGTAAGATCTGAATCTACCGGCTGGAAACTGTTCGGTCCATACCCGGAATCCTTAATTATCTGACCTGTAGTTCCATCGAAACTTGAAAAGTTATTTGCAACCGCACTGGAAGGCCCTACAACCCCTGAACCCGAGGTGTCCCCTATAACTGTCCAGTTAGCACCTACTTCTGATTGTGTGCCCGATGCACTCGTTGTAATGCATATCAGCATGTACTTAGCACCGACGGTTACCCCGGAGGCTCCGCCTATTTTGCCTGCGGCTGATACGATATACATGTCTCCGGCTGTTGCTGCCGGATAGTTCGGGTTTCCGGAACAGTCTATGGTTCCTTTAAACTGAACCCCTGCGAATCCTTCAAGTGGATTCCCATACGAAGGTGCAACTCCAGGACCGTTTGACTTGAGATAATATCCGTTCGTTCCCGGGTGAAGGTTCTCCCATTTCTTTGATGTGGAATTGAAATACCAAAGGTCTCCGCCTTGAAGATTTGAAACCTGAACATCTGACAAATCAGTTGATGCTACATGATAATGAGTCAGATTCGCTTTTGCGTTTAACGCAGTCTGTAAATCTGTTTGAACACTTATATCACCAGTAATACTACCCCAATTAGAAACTCCTACCGATCCTTTTAATGGACTCCATTGTGTTCCATCAAAGTATATCGGTATATTCTGAACTAAGTCAAATACTGACCATCCTATTTCTGGGTCTAAGAAAGACCAGGATGCAGGTTCTATTCTGGTAGCAATTGCATTTGCATGTCCGTAAAAGTCTTTTCCGGAAGTCGGAGTAGTTGACACACAAAACCGGTCTCCGGTATCATACACTACCGGGGGTTCCGCCCGGATACCTTTTACCTGGTCTCCCCAGGCTTCAGATCCTAACCCGGGTATACCCTGAACTCCCTGGATACCCTGCGGTCCTGGTGCTCCGGTAGCCCCGGCATCTCCCTGAGGTCCAATAGCACCAGTATCTCCTTTATCTCCTTTGTCTCCTTTAACTCCCTGGATACCCTGAACTCCCTGCGGACCGGTAATTACTCCGACGTTTATCCATCCATCCTGTTCTGTCCAGCACCAGCAATCATGAGTGGTCGTAACATAATATGAGTCTCCATATGACGTTGCAGACGCCGGAAGTTCAGAAGAAGCCGTAATTGACCCTATAATGTTTATAGATGTTCCAGGAGTTCCTGCAACTCCCTGGATACCCTGCGGACCAGTTGCACCAGTGGATCCTGTTGCCCCAGTTGCTCCGGTTGCTCCGGTAGCCCCGGTCGCTCCATCTTTACCGTCAATACCATCTTTACCTTTCAGCACTGCAGTCCTGTCAGTCCAAGTAGCAGTATTTCCATTATACTGTTGGAATCCAGTTCCAACTGCAATTAAAATTCCATCCGTTAATTCGTCCGGATGAATTGTAAAATAAGCGTCACGCTGTGCTGCATCTGCAAACTGCCAGTTGCTATCTATAGTAACAGCCGTAAATGGCTGAACGTTGATAAATTTACCCAAAACCGGGTCATATGCAAAAGTGTCCCCACTTGCAACTGCAGTTAACTGGAATCCTGTTAAATCACTAAATCCATGTATATGTGTAGATAACGCAAAATAAGCCGCGTCATGGCCTTGTAAATAGTTCGCGTTTAAGTTATCTACCTGAGTACTGTTAGTTACCAAGAATGGAGACCCTGCAAATGTAAACTGATGCTGAGCAGATATTACCCGGGAGATTGTGCAATGAACATATCCTTTATGATCATCTGCAGTCAATCCCAGTAACGATCCATGACTCGTAGTAGAATTAAGTTTTACCCAGGAAGTTCCATTAAAATTGTAATTGTTACCGTTTGCAACGTTATTTGTTAACCATCCCTGAGCAGGGGTTTGATACGTCCAAGAAGTTCCATAAACTGCTATCTGGTTATCATGAGTTGCAAATGTCCCGGTCGCTCCGACCGCTACAATATACCGGTCTCCGGATACCGGGGAAGCAGGTGCTATTGCCACTATGTCCAAAACTGGATCCTGCTGAATAACTCCCTGAACTAACCCAGATACATAATCCAGGTTAACCCCATCGTTACCGTTAATCGGAGTTGCAACATTTATTATCCGGTTCAATCCCATGTCCAAATTCCCGGACATGATATCCCCGGCTTTCAGGAGGTATTGAGAATGAACATGCGGAATACCCCCAATATTGTAAGTCTGACCTGCAGGAATGTTTATTGTCGATGCACTAAACCCATGAGGAACCCAAACTGACCCGTCATTATAGATAATTAACGATTCTAACGGATGTGTTGCGTCAATTGGTTTAACTGCAAGATATAACCGTCTTTGAGTCGAAGTCGGGTTATTGATATCTATCCCGCCTTCAATTACCATACCCCCGCCAAAATAAGGGGTATTAACGGTTTTTATCATATTTGCAACAAAACCGACACTGGTAAAGTAACTGCTTAACCCTCCGGCTCCGTTCGGGTTAAGTGCGTATCCGGAAGCATCAACTATACCCGCATACGTGTTCTGACCCAAATCTCCGTATAATTTGAGTTTAAAATCGTTGTATCCAAGGCCATAAGGCATCTTTACAAACAGGCCATATGGAACGTATGCTCCTTTACCCGCATTCTTTACATATTTCCCGTTTGCATCATAGAAAGAAGCCAGGCAGTCTGCAGTTACCGGAAGAACCGAGTAAACTCCAGAAGCCGTTCCGCCTCCTGACCCAGAAGCCGTAACGATCCAACTTTGGGTAACCAGGTCATAATACCAGAGCGTTTCTGTTTGAGTGTTTATCCATGCCCTATTCTTAACTGGATTCTCCGGAGGTTCTGATGCAATATAGATACCCGTGCCGGAAATACCCGATGCATTAACAATTAAAGGATTCTCTGCAGTTCCTATTGGAACTCCATATTTATCCAGTAATATTGCTTCCCATTCAGCCATTATGTATCATCTCCTGACGCAACTACAAAGAGAGGGTTTTCTTCAGTTCCAACGGGTTTCCCGTCTTTATCGATTAATATCACAGAAATTTGAGCCATGTTATTCACCCATAAACACAATCAGATCGAAATTGTCAATTGCATTTGCCACCACAGTATCCCACACAGTTGGATCTCTCATCTTCGTTCGGTTATGTTTCGTCAATGCCCTTACCTCTTTTGCCATTTCCCGAGCGGCTTCTGTCGAACAGCCCCGCCGGTTCGTGGTAACCGACGGACCTGCAGGCACAATCACTATCTCCGCACCATCGTCACCAACCAACCGTATTTCAGTAGTGGCTTTTTTAATTCCGGCAGACCTCTCTTCTTTATCCCCAAATTTAGGTGTTCCTTTTCCTCCTTTACCCTTTTCCTGTTTTGTATTCGGAGTCTTAGAACCACGGTTCGGTTCTGACATTTTCCCACCTTCACCCATTTGAGACGTGTTTAAGTCAGTAACGGAAATATCTTCAAACTCTATCAAATCAGATTCTTTTGTAAGTCCTGCAAGTCTAGCGGCGTCCCGATTCTTAATACCCATTTCGAACATTGTTTTCGCTGCTTGGGATTGTGCAAGTCTGGTTTCCGCAGTCTTCATTTCATCGTCCTGAGTCTGCTCTACTTCAAACTTAAATTTCATCCCTTTTTCGTATCCATCTAAATATGGCAAAATGTCCCGGGTAAAAGTAGTCTCAAAAAATTTCATTATTGGAAACAGCATTTTCGATTTCGTTATGTTTTGAGATACGTATGCTGTTGCCCTGTTAGTGGACTGACCAATAAACTCCTGAGGTTGAAAACCCCACATTGCCCAGACCAACTGAGCCATAAACTTCTGGCCTTCAAGCCATTCCATATCATGAAGTTTATGAGATAACGATTCAACTTCTTCGTCTTTTACCAGGTGCAAAACCCCACCGAAATTCCGGGGGCCTTGGTTGTGCTGTTTCAAATCCGCCAGTCTCTGCATTAACTGGGTTCTACTTGTAACCTGCGGATGTTTATAGACTAAAGACGGAACAATACCGTTCTGGAAGGTTTTTCCTGCAGCACGAGTTGAGTCTATAAGATATTGGATCGGAGCCTTCAGACATGATATCCAATCAGTCCCATATATTGTATCGTTTCGAGGATACATCGACATATACGCGATTTCGTTTGGATCGAACGAAACGTATACCCCGGTCCGGGACCGCTGCCAGTATCGCTGAACATGGCCATGAGAATAATATCCTATCTGTTTGGCCATCTCACGATATGCACCCAGGTTTACCCTGACTGGAACTCTATCTATTTCCTTCCAAAATTCAGTTCCAAGAAAAGAGTCAAGTTCTACACATTTTCCACGACGATTGAACGTTTTTACAATCGCCCCTGCATCGTATCGGATTACATCAGGCAACGATTTTTTAATTAAACTTCCGAACGTTAACTGGTTTCCCGGGTATTCTAAAAAATCTGTTAAGTCCTGAACCAATTTATTGTTTTTATCATATACCCCAAATTCAAGAGCTGCGGTATAATCACTAATAGATTTTTCACATATCGCATAATACGCAGTCGTGGCAAGCATATCATTAGCCGCTTTAGAAAAATATGGACGGGCAATTCCAAGAGTATTGTAATAATTCGATATTGGATGAATTGCCCGTTCCCATTCTACAAACTCGTCCCATTTCCGGGCATCCTGGATGTTTGGTTCGTAACTCGTAGAGATAGAACTCGGAATAGGTAAAGTAAAGCCTTCATTTGCTGCGAATGCTTTTAGAAGCACTGTAGTAAGTTGTTCTGACGGAAGCCGATCTAATTCTTTATATACGTTTTGATCTTTTTGTGGGGGATGCGATATGGATTCTATCATTAGACTGCCTCTTAATAAAGACAGCGTTTATCAATAAAAAGGATTCCGGGATTTACTGCATAATTTTAATAATCTAACAATCCTATGCTATTATATGCGATACACCATAGGAGTGATTGTAAAGTATTGGAATGAAGAAGTTCTGCTTCCTTACTTCCTTTCAGCACTTAACAAGATACATGCAGATAAAGTATACCTCTGTAACGATGGATCTACGGACTCTTCTGAAGAGATATGCAAAGAATACACGAAAAAGAATAGATGGACCGAATTAATCTCTTTTGAACCGCCACGAGCAGAATACTTTAAAGAGACCTGGCCGGAATCACAGAAAATCAACCAAGTTCTTCAGAAAGCATATTCAACTGGTTGTGACTGGGTAATATGCCTGGATATTGATGAAGTCCTGTCACTACCCATGATAAAATACATCAATGAGGTTATTACCCTTACTCCTCCTAACTATGGAGTATACTTCCCAATTATGGACTTAATTGGGTCTATAAAGACCCATATCCTTGTAAACCAGGAGACACAGTTCCAGCATTATCCATGCCCTCATCTAAAAGTGTTTGGAAAACAGTCCGGATACCAAAGAACCGTCAACCAGTTAAAACTTGACCAGGGAGTTGAAGGAGGGTCACGATATATCATGACTCAAGAACCATATTTCCATTTGAAATATCTATTTAAGAACAGACGATGCACCCGGGGAGTTCCAATGTCAGAACAGGTTCCAAACCATATACCTGAAAAAGTGATTACCCGGGAGACCAATTTAAAAATTGTTCCTATCGAGTTGATAGAATTCCTGGAGAATTTCAAAGAACCTGCAATTCCCTGGTAATCAGACTTCGATATACGATACCTTTCCTCTTTTTACATACATCATATCTTCCTCATACGCTTCTTCATCCGGATACAGGTCATCATCATATCGAGAGTAATCAATATCAGAATTATCGTCACTATACCAATCATAAATATCTCGTTCATAATCTTCTTCCTTAAGTTCTATCTTTACTCCATCAGGTTTCTTCAGACGCTTCTCATACTGCTCCTGTGTCAGTTCCATCTCGAAGCCACCCAGACATAAGGCGACCCCTCCGTTCATCCCGTAGTTGGTCAGCATTAAGGCACAGACACAGTCATCAAAGTATCCTTTCGGAGCAGCATACTTAATATTGCCTGCTTCTGTCTGAACATAAGTAAAAGACTCTAATTCTTCTCTTAACACCAAATCAGGAGGGATAAAAATGTCACAGTTCTGAAAAGAGATTGAAAGTCGGTTTACTAACTGTTTCTTAGATTCTAACGTAAACTTGTAAGGAACGATTGTTACTCCGTCTCCTTCCAGGTTTTCCTGTATTGCATCTCCAACGCCCGTAGTATCAAGAAACACGGGAGGATTTCCATACTTAAGGAATACTGATTTAATTCTTGACCGAACGTAAGACCAAGCGGTTCTATTGAACCGTTCTCCATACACGATTTCCTTTGTAACTGTGTCTGCGACATAGATAACGGTAAAGTCCTGGTGTCTTCCCAAATCCACCCCCATAGTATAGATTCGGCCTGGCTGGTAGTCTGCGGAAATATAATCACGAGTGCAAGCGTCCAGATTTTTAAAGACAGTTCCACCATCTGACAGAAATATTGCCAGAATTTCCTGTTCATATTCCAGTTCTGATAAATCTTCAACAATTTCTGCAAGTTCATCACGTTCCAGGTAAGGATTATCATAAGACGAGAAAGTAAACGATTCCCAGTTATCCCGGTATTTTATGGTCCCTTTTACACCTTTCTGGTATAACTTATAATACCAGTTCTTCCCCCGGGGGGTAGTACAGAACAAGGCCCATCCCAATTTGTCCATCAACGCCGGTCTAATGACTTTAAACCAGGCGTCAGGATGCATCATCGCGGCTTCATCCATAACCACGCCGTCTAGACCTTCTCCACGAAGGTTATCATATTTATCTGTAGACTTCGCCCAGATTGTAGCCCCGTTCTTAAGTTCTATACACAGTTTACCCAGGAAAATCTGTTTTATATATTTTTTAGGAAGTAACTTAAGAACCATCCTCCACATAATGTCAGTCTGTGAGAACGTCGGAGCACAAACCCAGTATACCCCTCCTGGTTTTTTTAGTGCGGATACTATAATCTTTGTTGCACCAAACCAGGATTTACCGAATCGCCGACCACAGTTTAACGCTATAAACCGGGCCTTTGACCGGTAAACCTTCATCTGGTTTTCGTGCAATCCAATTTCAAACGACATTTCAGGATTTTCCCATATTAATCTCAATTACTTCTTTTTCATTCGGCAACTTAAACTGTCCAATTTTCATCCTGGCTTTCATTTCATCAACAAGATGAGAATTATATAACGATTCGGGGTTTTTATCTAACTCTTTTTCCACACTTCGAACAATCTTTTCGTTCGGGTCGGGTTTCTTCGCTTTTTGGGTGACTACAACATCGATACTTTCCGGGATTTCTTCACTCTTAGAAGCTTTCATTTCAGGACCGGCTTTTGAATCTACAGTCACTTTGAAACTACGGTCAATTTTCAGGATTGTATCAATATACGTAATCATATCAGCCGGCTTGTTCTTTAAATCCAGTTTCCAGGCAAGATTAAATAACAGTTCTGTCGATTCGGCTTTAAGACCGTCTCTACCCCTCAAATAAAGGTTGATAAACCGTCTGCGCATAGAATCGTCTAACAACAATAATGCGCATTTTGCCGCTTGTGTGTTAGATCTATCACAAACCGGGCATATCATATAATACACACATTTAGAAGAACAATACGGAATTTTAGCCAGTTGTTTGTCTATTTCGGTGTAAAAATCTATATCCATATTATCAGGTATCAATTCTTCTCTAAACCTATATATTAATAAGGAATATTATCAAAATAAAGGGTATGTCTAAAAAGACTACAATTTTACCGTATGCAGCGGTCTCTCGCCTTGCACACGTTGATAAAGATACAAGAGTATCAAAAGAGGCAATAGCCTTTGGAGTAAAAGACGCCGAAGCCCACATTCGGAAAACTTTCAACGAGGCAATACCATTCATGGAACACCGGGGAGGAACGATGATACTCTTACGAGATATCGAAGCGTCCCGGGCAAACAAGGAACAATAATCTTTTTATATCTCTCGTTACTATTACTATAATGTCACAAGGATGATTCACCGTATGACTTGTGATGTATGTGCCTGATCGATCTTCAGAACGAGCTTCGGATTCCATATCTCTTTCCCAAATTGTGCAGTACTTTCTCCGATGGATAACAATGTCTTGCATGTCGGATAAAAGGGGTTTGGACGGGCCCCTTTTACCCCCCACCAACATTCTCCTTGAAATCTTCCAGAATCACAATCCTTATTGCTTATTATAAAAGATGTATGTGTGTTCATGTAACATATGACCCATGTGTCTTGTTTGGCGACGTGGTCGCATGGGTTATCCTTACAAAAAAAGGTTAATCGTTTATTATCAGTTCTTTGTTTAACCGATAAATTCCTCGCCTGCTAGACACGATTTTTTTCATTCTGACAAAATGGCCTTCGATAACATATTTTGTCATTATTGCCCGGGTAGCGGAATCCCGGCGTTTATCAGGTCAGTCATTGTAAACTCCGATTTTCCGAATTTGTTTAAAATCTGAGTTAACAATTCACGCTGTTCCCAGGAATAGATCCATTTGATTTTCATAGTAACCGCTGTTCAACGTATTTTTTGCCTTTTTCAGACAGTTTCCAAATACCGATATTCTGTCTCGGGCACTCATCAGTTTCTACCCGGGTAATGTATTCTCGAGCCCGCAGAGCGTTCATAATAGAACTGGCATTTTTTTCTATTCCCAAATCAGAAACCCTGAATTTCTGGGTCGGAAACTCAAAATAGATTTTTTTGAGAATTTCCAGGGCTTCATTCTTCACTGATGTGTTACGCGTCATATTTGTCTTCCAGCATACCACATCTTAGTTGCCAGGCCAACTCTTTCAAGGCCGTCGCCAGGCACTCTACATTACAGAATTTTTCGTTTTCCATAGTAATAGGCCTCTCGACATTATCTATCAATATAGATGCCTTCAGATTCGTTACAGTGACAATTCGATTATACGGTTCAGAAACTTCACGTCCACAGTATCCACATTGTGTCATACCTTTAAACCTCCAAACATTGCATCAAACTGGTTAATCTGCGATTCCTGCGTGAAATGGTTCTTAAAAAACTTGTAACAGTCTTCCATTTGAGCCCAGAGATGTTCTTTATGCTTCTCGTGATATGCTGTCAATACTTCCACAATATTATCATCCGGTAACACTACCGGGAACGGGGGTTCTTGTGAAAGTAGCCAGTTAACATCACGGCCAAACGGCAATTGGCCTCCTGACTCAATATAGATAGGTATCCGCGAACATGCCAGGGTCTCAAAGAACCGTAACGACCAGTTCGCGTTTCCCCGGGCACAAACCTGATACTGGCATCCAAACATGTTCGAAATAAACAGTGGCTGGTTCTTTTTCCAGTCTGGCATTGTATTGTTCCAGAACCCGCAGGAGTCACCTTCCGGATTAAACCGAATATGATAGTCCGTGCATACTTCATTGGATTTATTCAAATTCATTAAAGCATGATACCGGTATTCAAACCCGCGATGCAGAACTTTTGACCCGTCAGGCTGATGAAATACCGGACACCTACCGACAAATCCTACTACCGGTATATCTGTATACTCAGGAGGGGACAGCCAGGGTAAACTCGAAAAATCTTTCTCCAGCCACATATACTGATTTAACACCAGTTCTGCGGATGTCATTATCTGTTTAGCCTTACATCCTGGTATCGATGACGAAAAGTCCGATGAGATAAATACAAAGTCATTATCATTAATTTCGTCGATCGATACCTTACCTTCCTGAATATCTCGAAAATAAAAATATCCCAGAATTTCCGGGTATACTCGATAATATTTGGACGCATACTCAAATAAGTTCATTTAAACACCTTTATCCAATGGACAGACTTCAGGAATTTCATATAGATATGTTCCCCCTCCAGTAACTTTACCCGTAATTATCGTCCCGTTAATCGTACATACAGACGAAAATGGACGAGTATAATACTGACATGGATCCACCCTATGAAATGAACACGAATTACAGTAATCCGAGACAATTCCATGTGGTAATCTTCGTTTTACCATACAAAAATCACTCATCCCAAGGTAAGGTCTCCAGATGAGACGGTTCATCATAGAGCACACAGTGATATTCCGTATCTTCGTGCATCGTGTATTTCTGTCTCCCTATCCGAACAACTGGCTTTTTTACAGAAATAGCATTCAAATTATCGTCATAATCGGGGTCTGCGTTTCCTGGTGATATGTTGCTGTCGTCCGTTACCCGCCGGTTCTGGTAAAACATGCATTTCTTTTCTCTACACACTGTCCGATCCTTGGTTTTCTGATACGCAGCACACCAAGGACCGCGAGAGTTGCCGTTTAACCCGTTTGGCATGTTATTTCCACCCTTTTTTGCTGTATTTCCGGTAAATGAAGTCTAGAAACCGTTTTTGTCTCCAATAATTGATACTACCCATAAGGGTCATACCCACACAGAACCCAAAAACATAACTTACCAGGCACTGACACCACAAATCAGTCATTTTGTGCCATCCGTTCCGCTCTGGCGGCTCGTTTTGCTATCTCAAAGTTCACCAGGTTGATTTCACGAGTCACACATTTTAATTGCCGGGAAAACAATTCGTATAGTCTGGCTTCTTTCGGATCCTCAATTGTATCATCTACAATCTTCTGGGCTGATACTTTGATCCGAGTCAGGTCTTCCAGGACAATTTTCAAGTCCTGGCCTTTTAGATCCTCTAAATATTTTGTGTCCGGGGTATTCTCTATCATTTCGAGAATAGACTCCATCAACATCATATCTTCGTCATTCATTTTTTTGTTCTCCTGGAAGTATCGGTCCTGACATTTTGTATTCCATACCTACCCATTCACCGGGGGGAACAATTGGATACATTGGATATAACCGAACACACCGGCCATAACTGTCATCCCAAGCCTGGCATTTGAGAATTTTGTGTTTCCCTTCAACATTTCCCAGGTGACATCCCGATATACAAAGTCTGTCAGTAGTATACGGACAAAAATTGAGTTCAGTTACATTTTTGATCCCGTCTACCAAATCACGAATAATTTTTGACTGTTTCCCCTCATACTTCAGTTTCCCGGCGTCTCCGGTCTCTTTCAGCATTCGGTCAAACCAACCATCATCAGCCATTACACACCATCCTTGGGTATCCGGAGACATCTATTCTGGTCATCAGACCAAGCCTGGCATTTGACTTTAACTTGTTCTTCTTGAAACTCTGAAAATCGGGTTCCCTTATCGCAAACTATCCTAACATCAAATGCACATCCTCCCATACATTCAGATTTCATAGGATCTGAATATACTACCCCGGGAGTCAATAGCCTCAACAAACTGGTTTCCATTTCAGTGAGTAAACTTATCGGGATATGCTCCATTGTATGTTCAATCAGTATATCATCGAACGGGTGCAGTCCGTTCAACCAACTGTAAACCGTAGGATACTTTTCAAATACCGGTCTGCTCATATTTCACCTTCATTTCAATTCTGGTGCATTTTCCTTCTTTCTCGTTCCAGGCCCGGCACCGGGTTACTACTTCCCGGCCTTCGAACATTTCTAGGCCACAACCACCGTCACAGAACCGGACTGCATCAAACGCACACGAGATATGTTTCGGTTCTTCGATATCCCGCTTTAACGCGTTATATTTGATTACAACGTCTTCAAACTGTTTCAGCACGTCAGGGTGGGATTCTGAAATTATTTTTGTTATATCAGATCCCCATGAAAATCCTGGCTTAATAGAGGATAACCAACTAACTACCCAGGGGTAGTCATGCGGGTTTGATGGATTTTCTCTTTCATTTCTCAATTCCACAAATTTCTGTTTCTGTTTTGCAAGTTCTTCAAGAACATTTTCGAAATGGTCAACAATATCAAGTTTTTCAGATGTTTCCATCAGATACTCACAAACTCTCCCATGACGGAACGGGCTTACTAAAGGATATTTGACACATGATGCTTTTTTCAGTTCTGTATTCAATATCTCATTCTGAACCTTTAAGCGTCCAATCTCCTTTTCAAGTTCAAATACAGATTTAAAATGTCCCTTAAAGTTTTTGATACATTTCAGATCCGAAAGGTCATCAAGAATTTTTCTTAACTCTAACTTTGACGAAATTCCTTCTGTCCTAATCAGAACGGCTTCTATAATATCGATATGTTTCTTAAATTCAATTATTTTTTTGTCCTTAATATCGATATTTTCCATCAACCGCTGAATTCTGGATTCCAGCGGTTTTAGTACCTGGATAGAAGTCTCGTTTATCAACTGTTCTGCACAATGATTCCCAAATCCGACATCAGAAAGAATCTGAAAGATACATCCAAATTCTGATTTGATTTGAGCCCGTGTAGATTTTGATCCTTCCTTTATTGCAAGAACCTGTTCAAACACCGCACAGACTACCATTAACACTGTTTTGGCTTCCCAACTTGATACAACGTCCTGTTTTGCCCGGTAATCAGAATACCGCTGAACCGCTTCGAGAACTCGCGGGTAGTTCTGCCATGAAAAGATTTTGCTCATGACATATCACCTGCAGGGAAATCTGATACTCCTGGAGATGTACCTGCAGGAAAATGGATTGCAGAATCGCGTTTTTGGGTGATGGCTTTCGTGAGTTCTCCCATATCGATGTCAGCACCCTTGGATGACGGGAACTCTGTATACCGGTTCATCATTACACTGTTCCCCTCTATCGGGCAATTCCCGGGGATTGCTGCCATTGTAGCACCGTCATAAGATGCATGGTCACAACCAGTATACCGGTAAACGGGACATTCACTGCACGAGTCAAATTTTACAGTCACCTTTTTAATTACCATTTTTGGTCATCTCCTCTAACAACTCATTAAACTGTCTCAAATATTCTGTTGCCTGTTCCGGGGACACATAATACGGACAAAACCGTTCCACATGTAATAGACAGGGCTGGTGTTTACTGAAGATACAGTCTCGCCAGCACATCTTACGTTTTGTTCTATCTCGGGTCATAGCGGGTTCCCGTTTCGGTCGACCCCGTTCAAGAAGTTCTTTCGTCTTTCGTCTTGAGTATCTCCAAGTCGCATCTGATATGCCCCTTGTGCATCTGCGGGACTTGAACCATCAGTCATAAAACCTGCAATATCCCAGGCTCCTTTCATACTCTCAAGCTCAGATTTTAAATCCGCATTCTCCTTAATCAACCGCTCAACAAATTCTGACCACGATTCACGTTTCAACATCGCAGTCTGCCCCATTTCATATACGTCTTTCTTCAGGTTCACCTGCATAAGTATTCTTTGTCTTCAGTGTATTTATAGTATTCTAATTACTGCAGTGTGAATAAAATATATAGGGAATTTTTAAATTCTATATTTTTTTAAAAAATATTTTTTAATCAGGCCGTCTCTGAAATTTCAAATTTTAAAATTTTTTTACTCAGGGCTAAGATTTACAAAGTAAATCTCTTCAGTCCCCCACCCAAATTTTTAAAATTAAATTTTTTCAGTGGGTGCTCAGCCCCCCACCCCATAAGTTGCCGTGATGCTTTGTGCGATGCAAACATCGCCCAAAGTATCACTCAACGGTCCTGATTGATTCTGACGTGGATAGGCGATTACTATGAAACAGATAACTGACTATACAACACGCCAACTAGAACTGATGAAGAATATGATGCAGCACGACTGGATTGTATATGACGACCTGCTCAACACCAGTGATGAGTGGTCCATAATCAACCAGAGAAAGAATGCCCTTGAAGTCACCATGGCCGCCATATCATTAGAATTAATGATACGACCACGATAATTATTTTTTTATTTTAATATAATATGATTATCCGTTCCGTCAGGGACCGGATTGATTCTAACACAGACAAGTGATAATTATGACTTATGCAGGATGGACAAATTACGAAACATGGTGTGTATCGACATGGATAAACAATGATGAAGGATTGTATCATAATGTCAGAGACCACGCCAGACATGCACGGAACATTGAGAACTTAACTGACTGGCTAAAAGAGTTCTTTACTGAAGCAAAACCCAATCATCCCAACACATTATGGGAAGATTTGTTAACTACTGCCCTAGAAAAGGTCAATTGGTATGAAATTGCCAAATCTGAATATGATGATGAATGAATGCACCCCCAGTATTATTACTAAGTTTATGATGATACCCGCCGCAGATAATTATATATCATTTAATGATTAATTATGATGTACTTATTCTTTATCCGGTCAATAGGACCGTATTATTTTATATCTGAGCCATAAATTAAAAATGATATATAGATAGCGGGGGGATAAGTACACTATTCTAATGATTTAAAATAGATTAAATCATAATCAATCATCAATTATCAATTATTTTATTTATTCATCGCGAAGTATATAGTTCCAGTGGAAATATAGGGCTTGGATTAATTCTCTATTCCAAGAGTGATAACTATGAAATTACTAGAAATGTTTGAACAATACCAAATCATGCACGATTGTGGTATTTACCCCGAAGAGACTGAAGAACCCGCATGGACAGATAACACCCAGGCATATTTACCTATCTATTGGTGATATAATGGCACAATTCATCTGTAAAGGTTGTGAAGCACAATGTGTACTATTCACAAGAACACCAGATACTGATAAAATCCCAGAATTCAACAAAAACTTTTGTTTTTGGATGGAACATGCACGACCAGGTAAATGGGGAGAATGGAAATAATGTCATACAAAGGAATTAAAAACTCAGCATGGCTGACAATAGCCGGTTCGGCTATCATGTCACTCATATGTATGTATGTTTCTTACGGAACATTACATGACCTCGCATTAAACTGTCGATTAACAGGCGCTATACTGTTTCCTGTAACCATAGATGGAACTATGGCCATATCTATGTATGTAAAAGTCTATTTCAGCAAAATAGGCAATGACAATATATGGCCCACAATCATAATGTGGTTCTTTGTTGTTAACAGTATAATCCTGAACGCAATCGGAGCAACAAACTTAGAAGAAATGTATGTTTATGCAATGCCAGCAATAGGAGTATTATCATGCACTGAACTTACATCCAGGATAATTGAAAAACTCCCAGTAAAGAAACCAGTTACCCGCAAAAAGGTTGTGAAAAACAATGTCTACTGAATTAATAACATTAGAAGAAAAAGCCGCTCTCTATAACTTCGCAGTTGAACTTAAAGAACTCGCAAAGAAAAGAGGATTTGATACATCCAAATCCTTCTATGTCTATGAATACGAAGGAAGCATAAATGCAGAATTCAAAAGCATAGCAATCACAAAAAGAAAAGCATCAGAAGAATCAGAAATCATCGAGGTATAAAATGAATTAAACAGGTATAATCATGAACACAACCTCGGTTATCATCGAGAATGGAATGCAATGCATACGAATCTTATTCATCCTTTTCGCAGGATGGATAATAGCAAAAGTATTTTGGGCTTAAACCCTAACTAAAAGTGGTAATTACCATGGCAAAGAAAATCCTACAATCAGTTGGAGACAATACAATTGTCTTTGATAACACAGTATACAACGTTGCAGAAAATGTGCTCAAATATCTACCAAACTTCCAGCCAGATATGGAAGTTGATGTCACAGTAAAAGACGTTGATGGAATGCCAATCGTAACATTCCTAAAAAGAGCAGGATATACACCAGCAGGACAACAACAGAACTATCAACAGTTCCAGAAACCAGTCCAAACATATCAGCCACCTCAACAGTATCAACCTCCGCAGCAACCTCAAGCTCCAGCACAGCAATACACACCAGCTGCACCTAAAATCACACCGCCAGTAACCGGAGGATTAAAAGGAGATATCAATCTTCTCACCGCAGCAATATGTGTTGCATATGGCATAGATGTAAATGCCGTCCTTGAAGTAGCAAAAATACTGAAAGGCTCGAATTAATTCTTTTTTTTATTTCGATAGTGTGTGTTATCCCTGTCAAGACCGGGTGATAATTATGTCATTTATTTGTAAAGAATGCGGAGAAGAAAAAGAAGATGATGAAGAATCAGAATATCATCACATATGCACAGATTGTGAAGACGATTTTGTAACAACGCTATTAGTGTTAGATATCATCTAGGATGAATCATAAGCACTCAGTATAGATAATTGAATAGAGA